CCGAGGTGGAATCGAGTTAAAGTCTTCGTGACTTGATTTGATCGCCTCGCTCTTGCGGACAAGAAGCGAGAGTCGATGTCTGTGGAGTTAAATCCATAGTACATCAACTGGAAACAACCAGTATAAATAATTTGTGAGACGGTTTCCCGCGTAATACCTCACATTAATCAAAGTTAAATAATGGGACGTGAGACGGTGGCCCGCGTAATACCTCACGTTAAACGAAGTTCAAAAGGGCACTTAATCAAAGGCACATGATGAAAAACAACCCGAATCAGAACGCAAATTCTGGTCGTCTACAGTCCTCCTGGGACTGTCTCCGCGGCGCCTCTACTCGCTTTCACGGACGGAGCTTCCTTCCGAAGTCTCCGCCGAGCAAGTCTGAGTGCGTCAACACTCTGATGGACCTCCCCCCCCGTCCATCACGCATCCGCGTTTCTGAGGCTGGCAGTACTTTCCAGTTCCGGAAAGTCTTCCCGGCGACTTTCTCAACCAAGTCGACCTGGGAGGCCTATTCTCAGAAACTCTCCTCACCTTCTCCGTCGGTGGATCCACGCTTCAAGAGCGCAGTGGATCACGCACTTCGTTTGTTGGGCCCGAACTGGGACCGCTCCTATCGATCTAATGTCAATAGTACGGTCCCATCTATGAAGGCCAATTACGAAGGTTTGCGTCCTGCCAGTCTGGCAGGCTTGGGTCTTACGCAAGACGACTTTAGGTCAGCTTGCCTGGGACACATCCGACCCCTCCCCCTCCCGAACCATCGTCGTGTCAAGATACTCAACGACTGTGGTAAAGCGCGGATCATCACAATCGCGCCTCTCTCTCAGCTCCAGCTGAGGCCTCTCCACGTAACCCTCTACGACGCGCTCGTCAAGCACGCCGCCGTTCTGAGGGGGAACCCGACTTCCGAATCTCTGTCGGGTTTCACTACGGTTCCTGGTGAGTTCATGATCTCTGGCGACTACACCTCCGCCACAGATGGTTTCAACATGAACAACACCCTCTACCTGTTGCGCGCTCTGCGTGCAACGTCTTCTCGCGTCCCGGATTTCATCTGGGACCTCGCCGAGGATTTGTTTGGTAGTGGTCACCTTGAGCACGATCTTGGGTCGGTAGACCAGAGATCAGGTCAACTCATGGGTAACTACCTCTCATTTCCCCTCCTCTGTTTGACTAACCTAGTCGGCGTGTTCGTTGCCTTCGGGGAAGTCAAAACTCTCAGCCTTGTCAGATCTCGTCGCCTGTTGATTAACGGCGATGATATCTTGTTCCAAGGCACAAAACTCATGTTTGAGCAATGGTGTCAAGCATGTCCCCTGTCGGGTCTCTCTGTTTCTCTAGAGAAGACCCTGGTTCACCCGTCGGTGATGACGATAAACTCGAATTTCTTCATGGCGAAGTCGCGTAAGCGGCCTCGGCACGTGTGGATCTATCGAGCCAAGTCATTCGTGATCGACGTGACTAAGGGAGGCATGAAACCAAAGCTCTTATATGAGAAAAAGAGAGCGAGGTTGGATGCGGTGTGTTCGGTGATCAAGGACCATCTTGAGTTGATCACGAACAGCAAGAAGAGGGGGGAGATGCGGAATTTCTTCTTCAAGGTCCATCGGAAGAAGTTGGATAGAGGAAGCTTGTCTCAGGACCTGCCGGATGAACGTCAGTACAAGGCGTTCATCCCGGCTTGGCGGAGACTGGCTAACTCTGGGCGTCGGCTGCGTAATTTAAAGCCGAAGGGAGAGTTGACGTGCGTGCAGGGCAGCTTTGCCAATATAATGAGGAGTCATATAGTCCCGGTTACAAGGGACCAGTTTGACGCGCATCGTTATATTTCGCAAGCGATCGCATGGGGAAGGGAAAAAGTGGACACTCTCACCCCGGATTCTTTCACTTACAATCCGGGTGACTGGGGTTGCCCCCGGTCTTTTTTTGGGTGTCCAGCTATCGTCCTTGAGATCAACCTGGAGTTCTCACTGCGTGCCTGCAAAGGTGTCGTGGGGAGAGGGTCTGGGTTTTGATAGGACGTCGCAGGTTTGGTGGTATGCGACGAGTACCGGAGGCAGGCTTGGTGGGCCTGAGATGGCCGAGCAGATGATTTGAGTTCAAATCACTCTGCCACGGCATCCTAAAAATTTCTTTTGACTCTCATTCGCGTTGGTTCACTCCGTACCAACCCCTGACAAGGGTATCACGTCTAGGCGGTCCGGCACTTACATCCGGTTAAAGTAGGCCGCACGACGCGAATGAGTTTATTTTCCGATTTTACTTTTTTTTTGGTGACCAAGAACCTTAGTCGCTCCAGCACTTCGGTCTCAACATTTCCACCTCCTGTGACAGGGAGGGTCCCGATATCGTCAATATCGTGTTGTTGAGGGCGCTGTGGGACGAGTCTGCGCGGTAATCCCGGTTAATTATGGGGTTTAAAGGGCCGTTGAGGTCTGTTATTTAGGGAGTCCGCCGTATCATGGCGAGTGGAGTGAACTGTTGTACCAACCGTTGACGGCAGGCGGTAATGAGAAACGGGGAGAACCCGCGGATTCATTCGCCCGCTGGCATTGATCATTAGTGCCTATAGTACGTGAGCAACTCGCTCCCTCATTTAACATAAAAGAAAGTAATAAAAGATTGAAGTTTTAAGGAGCGTGGTGGGGTGTGCGTCAACAATGCACATCATACCTTTG